ATTCCTTCTGATTATGGTGCACCAGCTACAACTGACTATAGACCAGATACAGGAGCGAAAACAAAGAAACCAGAATCAGATCAGTTCAAACAAGTTCGCAAGAAGAATCAGAAATACAATTTTCATCAAAGGACTGGAAGAGCTCATGGTGGTGAAGAGAAAATGGAAACAGAATTCACACCCGGTGAGAGATTTGTGGATGTTTTGTGCCATCATATGGTAAAGTTGGTTTTCTACAGTGATGAAGGATGGCAAGTGAAACTTAATGGAATTGTTGTCAATGGAGGAAACGTGCTTGTACCTAAACACTTGCTATCAAATGCAATTGAGCAGAGTTTGTTCAAGTTTGATGTACTATGTGATGACAAACGGTTTACCGAAGAAGTACCACGTGCAAATATACATTTTCCTGAGGATTTTAAGATCAAAGATGGCAAGTTGAAGGACTGTGCAGTCGTACATTTTCGTGATATGATAATGAAAAAGGACATACGAACTCATTTTACAAGGGATTATGTTTCTTTTGGATTGTTGGCAAGAAAAGTTGAAGGTGTTGTTCTCAAACCAAGTTTTCGCAGTGAAATGCCAAGAGTGACATACGCTTGTCCAACAACCGATATAACAGTGTTGGCCGAATATGATTATTCTGACGATAGACAAGATTACAGATCTCGATTGTATAAAATTGGAGGCTTGGGGATTGCATCGATGCTTGGGAGTGGTGATTGTGGGTCCTTATTGGTCGTTAAAGAATCAGGGGCACTTCGTATTTGTGCAATTTATGTGGCAGGAAATGGACGTGATAACTATTTTCAACCTATTATCAAAGAAGATCTGGATAGAATGACAGACTTTCCCTTGTTGTGCAAAGGTTATGAGAGTTACCCACCAGTTAAGGAAGGACGTGAACCAGCTGTACAATACCCAACACCACTTTTGGGTGTGTATGCGTATGATACACCAAACGCAAGAACAATCTCACCATCTGATTTGAAGAAGTCACCAATAGCTGATGAGTGTCCAAACTTATTTGGACATGAAGGCGTTGCTGCACCAGCAGTTTTGAGTCTTGAAGCTGCACAGAAAGCTGTCATAAAGAAATATCATGATGTTGGAACTTTGGATTATACTGTCATGTGTGAAGCTAAAGATTGGATTGAATCTCTATATAGACCATATATCAAAGATTGTTATTGTGGTAGTGCAGAAGATGGAATAACGGGCAGCTCAATGTATGGATCATTGGTTGGTTTGGATGTTTCTACATCGGCAGGATTGCCATGGAAAATAATTGGACCACCTACTGCGAAAGGCAAAGCATGGTTGTTTGATATCAACGGAAAACCAATAACAATACTCGAGACGGCTGTGAAGGAGTGTCTTGATAATTGGGAAAATGGTTACGCGAATCCAAGTTTGTTCAATGGAACACTCAAGGATGAGAAACGATCTTTGGATAGAGTCATGGCAAAGAAGACCAGAATTTTTACAGCTGGTCCTGTTGAGAAAACAATAGCTGACAGAGCACTTTTTGCTGACTTTATTGTGCAATTCA